CCTTTTTTCCCTTGACCAGCACTTTGATGTTGGGGATGCCGTTGGGATAGGCGGTGGCGTCGTATTTCAGGCGGGCGTAAATGTAGCCGCGCCCTTGCAGGCGGTGATCGGTGGTCCAGCCCTGTGCGCCGCACTCGCTGACCAGATCGCTATCGGCGGCCTGGCTGGCGCTACCGAGGTGGAACTTGATACGGGCGAGGCCGGAAAACTGGCCGGAGGTGACGTTTCCAGATCCATCCAACGTGCCGACGGCGACATCGTTGAGCCAGACGGTGGACATGGACTCGCACTCATGGCCGGTCAGGGCAATCACCAGGTGCAGATATTCGTTGCTGCTGCCGGTGCTGGCGGCGAACACCAGCGGGCCGGAGAGCGGCACCTCGCCGTAAACGATCTTGTGTGGCGCGACGGCAGAGCGGACTGTTTCCGTTCGGTCGCGCAACTGGTTGGACAGCGTCGGCGCTTTGGGCGCCAGCGCCTTGCTCAGCGCGGAGAGGACAAACGTGGTGGCCACCAGCGCCCAGTTGACCACGCCATAGACGACATACTGCGTGGCAGCGGAAACGATGGCGGAGATTGCTGAGATCGCCATCAGTTCACCAGCCTTTCGAATACGCGCTCGGTTTCGGCATAGCCCATATGCGCCAGGATAGGCGACCAGTCATGCGCGGACTTGACGCGGTGGATGACGCGGTTGACGTACCAGTGATCGGCCAGGTGCGCATCGCAGAAGCGCAGGAAGCGCACGGCGGCGGTGCCTTTTCTGTATTCCGGGTTGAGGTAGAACAGATCCGCGTTGGCCAGCATGCAATCCTTGTAATGCACATGCGGGCCAACGATAAACACGGCATAGCCTTGCAGGTAATGGCCTTCGTCGCGCGCGGTGTAGGCGGCGAGCTGGCCTGATTTCTCCAGCGCAATGCCGCGATCCCAGTCCGGATTGAGCGGGAAACGGTCCTGGTGCAGCGCGATCTCGCGCCAATGCGCTTGCATGTGCGGTATAGCCTGCCGGTGCCAGGCGGCGAACGGCTCGGCTTGAAAGGTGAGCGGGTTCATGCGCGGCCCCAGAGCAGGTTTTTTTCCACCATCGCGGCGACGAATTCGAAGCCGCGATCTGCCGGATATTCCGCCTTTTGATCCTCATCGTTGAAGCGGCGGATGCGCGGACGCTCCCAGTCGGTGAGGCGGGATTCGCCGGTCATGCGGATGCTGGCGGTGTCGCCCAGGCTGATGTCCATCGTGTCCATGCGGCCGGAGAACGCCAGCAGCGGATCGGCCAGGATGGTGTAGTCGCTGTTCAGCGGCGCCAGCCAGACCTTGCAGTCGCGCCCCTGGTAGTGCTGGCCAAGTGCGCGCTCGATGTTTTCCGACGGGATGCCGGACAGCGTCATGCTCACCCCGTACATCTGCAGCTCGGCGCCTTCTTCGATCAGGTCGATCTGGCCGAGTTCACCGAGGCCGAGCCAGTCGTAGCCATCCCAGTTGAACGTGTAGCCGGCATTGCAGCAGCGCAGCGCGCCATCGGGGAAGTCGAGATAGACCAGGATCAGCGCCGGGACGTTGTCGGCATCCAGGGCGGTGCTAACAGGCGAGGTCAGGGTGCGGCCGCTCATGAGAAGACCTCCACCGCGTCGAGGGTGAAGGTTGAAATCTTGCCGGGATGGTACGGCCATTCGATATCGTCGCCGGCCAGCCGCATGATGCAGGTGGGCGCGGTGATGACGATGGCGCTGTTGTCTGCCGGGCTGACGCGCAGCGGCGCATCCAGGGTCAGCGTCATGTTGCCGCTGCCATCTGCGGTGGCATCGGCCACGATCATGCGCAGTTCGGCGCCGGCGTTGAAACCGATGTAATCGCCGGCCAGCAGCGTGGTGCCGACGCTCCATCCATCTGTTGTCAGGCTGCTGCCGGATTGCCCTGCGCCCTGCACCAGCGGCGTGCCGGCGGCATTGCCGAACGGGTACGGCTGGCCGAGGTTGCCGAGGTAAAAGCGGCCGGCGGTGCCGCGCAACTTGGCCAGGAAGGCGCGCAGCTTATTGGCATCAGTGGTTTGCAGGTTTTCCCAGGACGCAGTGCAGGCCCAGCGCGCACCGGGCAGCTCTACGGTCTGCACGCTTTTGGTGAGCGGGCTTTCAAACGCTTGCGAGTTGGACAGCTTGCGCCAGGACAGGCTGCTCGGGCCGTTGCGGCTGAGTACCGGGAAGGTCAAGGTGGTCATCAGGCGACTCCGGCCAGTTTGGCGGTGCGGCCGCCGCGCATCAGGCTGTTGTTGATTTCGGCAACGGCGGCATTTTTGGCCTGCTGCATGGCTTGCAGGATGCTGGCCTTGTCGCTGCGGCTGTCGACGTTGATGTGCTGCACGATGCTGACGCCGCCGCTCGATCCGCCGCGCATGGAAACCGGGATGCTGCGGCCATCCGGCAACGGCACGAAGGCTTCGTTCATACGGCCCTCGCCGAACAGCGCGACCTGCGGCCGGCTGGCGATGCCACCGCCGGCGTATTTGTGCAGCGGCAGCGCGCCGGATGAAGTCATGATGCCGCCCATGGCAAAGCTGTGGTCGACGATGGGCGCTGCAGCTTGTGTACCGCCACCCAGCCAGCCGCCGAACATCTGCGCCAGGGGTTGCGTGATGCCGGCACGGATGGCCATGCGCAGCATGTCGTCGATGATGCTGTTGGCCATGCTTTTGAATTCCAGCTTGCCGGTTTTGGTGAATGCCAGCAGGCTGTCTTCCATGCCCTGCATGGCCTTCTGCGTGGCGGATTGGACTACCGAGAAGGTATCTGTGGCGGCAATGGCATAGGCGCGCAAGCCGGATTCCATGCCGGCAAGCCAACCTTTCTGAGCGCCGATGGCCTGCATTTCCTTGATCTTGTCGATCATCGCCTGCAATCCGGCGGTTTTGCTGGTGTCGTTGCTGGCCGCCATCAGCGCTTGCAACTTCGGGATCATGTCTTGCAGCGCCTGTCCTTGCTCGCCGATGATAGTGCGCAAGTTGATCCGCGCCTGGGTTTCATCCAGCAGGCCGGTGGCGACGCGCGATTGCAGCGATGCTTCGGCGCTGCTGATGGTTTGCTGCGCCTTGGCGTATTCGCCATGGATCAGTTCGGCATCGGCCAGTTTGTATTTGGCGGAAGCCAGCGCGTTGATCGCTTCAACCATCTGCGCATAGCGGCCGGGGTCGAGTCCATCTTGCAGCGACGCCAAGCTGGCGCGCATCTGGCTGATGTCTTTGTCGACCGCATCGAAGGCGCGGCTGGCATCCGTGCCGAATAGCTGGCCGATGGACTCGCGCAGCCCTTCCGCCACGTCGATATTGAGCGCGCCAAACGAGGCGGCAAGCTTTTCATCCTGCGCGATTTTGTAATCAACGCCGGCGGCGTATTCGTCGAACGCTTTGTTGTTCGCATCGGCGGCGGCCTTGATGGCGGCGTTGCGCTCTTTGCCGAAGGGGTCGATCAGGTCTAGTTTGTCTTTTGTGGCTTTGGCGGCTTTGCTGGATTTATCCAGCAGGTCTTTCGGTAGTTCCTTACGCGGCGTCTTGGCGACTTTGTAGTCGGATGTTCCGAATTTGTCATTCAGCGCCAGGGCTTGGGCGCGCTGGATTTCTTGCAAACTCTTTTTGATGGCTTGCAGCCGCGCCAGTTCTGCGTCGAATTTGCTGGTGTCTGCGCCTTTAGGCACATAACCAAGCTGCTGGCGCATGTTTTCGATCTGGCTGTTGATCTCTTTCAGATTGGCGCTATTGGTTCCGGTCGGGTTGATGCCGTCCAGAATCAGGCTAATAAATCCGCCATGCGCTTTTGACAGCGTAATCGCGTCATTCCAGCGCGCCAGCATTTCATTCATGCCGGGCAGGACATGGTTGGCGATTGAAATGCCGAAGCCTTCGGCCTGTACTTTGAACGCGCCCATCGAATCATTGAACTGATCTGCCGCGCGCGCCATTTCGGTGGTGACGGGGTAGAGTTTCCGCCCCTGTTCCAGCATCTTTTCCAGCGCCGCGCCGCCGCCGTTTAGCAGCGGGATCATGTCGGCGCCGCTCTTGCCCATCAACTGCATGGCAATGGCGGTTTTTTGCGCGCCGTCCGGGATGCTGCCGAAGACATCGGCCAGTTGCACCAGCGCGCCGTTGGCGTCTTTGGCGGTGATGCCGAGCTTGCCCAGCAGCGGGTTGTTTTCCGCGATGGCGACGTTCAGCTTTTTGGCTGCAACGCCCATGCCCTCCAGGCTGGTGCCGCTTTGCTCAGCGGCCAGCTTGTAGCCGGCCAGATTCTCGACGCTGACGCCGATCTTCTGGCTCAGGTCGTTGATGTTGTCTGCGGCGTCGATGCCGGCTTTGGCGAAGGCGATCAGGCCACTGCCGGCAATGGCGCCGACGCCCAGCGTGCCGAGAATACCATTCAGTTTTGTGCCGGCAGTTTGCAGCCCTTGCAGGCTGTTTTTTGCCGATGCGAAGGCCGCGCGGGTGCGGTCGTCTGCGGTCAGGATGATGCTGGTTTGTGATGGGGCGGCCATTAGTTTTTGTCCTGAGAATCTCGAATAATGGTCAGTTGCACGATCAAAACCTCTAAGTCATCGATGCCTAATAGTTCGGCCACCATCGGCAAGCCGGCCCAGTCGATCTGCCCGCCGAGCCAGTTCCACGCCTTTATTGCCAGCCCGATTTCTGCCGACATATCGCCTGGCGGAAGCGGCAAGTTCTGCCGCTCCAACCAGGCGGTCAGTTTTTTCCTGCATCCTCCACCTTGGCATGGTGCGCATTGATCTGATCCATCAAGGCGTCAATCAACGGCGTCCACAAATCAGGGTTGTCGTCCAGCCAGTCTGACCATAGCCGGGCGTCGAATTCGGCCGTAACCGGGTCGCCGCCAGGATATAAATCGATGTGCTTTACATCCCAGCCGACCACGCATTCGCGCAGCATTTCCAGCCGCGTGCCATCTGCCAGCCGGGCAAGCTGCGCGGCCGTTGGCCGGCGAATGGTGTAAGTGCGGCCATTCGCCGCAACCTGCTGCTCGCGGGCGCGAAGGCGTTTGTCGAACGCATCCATAATTAGGATGCGTAGTAGGTCGGCGTGCCAAACGCGGTGATCACGGCCGGGGCGATGACCTTGTCCTGCGCGCTGCCGGTGGGCGCGCCGGTGAAACCAACGTACCCGTTGAACACCATGATCGGGCCGCCGCTGCCGAAGGTGAACTTCATGGCGCGCTTGGCCTGGGCATCGGAGGCGGCTTTCATGGCGATCTGGCCGGCGTCGGCGGCGTCCCAAATGTTGTCGAACGAGTACGACAGCGGGTTGGCAGTGCCGGGGGTCTGCGTTTTGACCAGGTCGTGAATGGTGGTGGTGTCGATAAAGTCGAAATCGCCGCCGCTGGCGCTCATGCTGGTCGCGGTGGTGATCGAGGTGCCGAAGGTGATCTTGTTGCAGGTGCCGGAGGTGAAGGCGCTGAATCCGGTGGTGTCGAGCGAAGCGCCGCCGGTGCCCTCGATCACAAACGAGACCGTAGTCGATACCGACAGCACGCGGAACACGCGGCCGTTAAGCTGGCTCATGCCGAGCACGTCAAACACGACAAAATCACCGGCGGAGAAATCGTGCGTGGCGGTGACTGTTGCAGTGGCGCCGACCGCGATAGCGGAGATGGTTTTTGCTGCACCAAGTGCGCTTTGCATGGCAACTGCCACGCCGGACCATTCTT